CGTTACTAATTAACTGATTTGATGTGTTTAGTTGTCCTACCGATTTAACGACGTAGTTTGTTGCCGGTACAATAATAAAATCAGATGTTTGATTAAGCCATTTTTCTCTATATTTGAATGAAAAATTTAAAACCTTGTCGGTAAGTAAATTATAATTAAAAGTTGTAAAGTAAGTGTCTAAGCTATTTCCAAAATACACATCTAAACTGTTTGCATATATTCGACAAATTCCATTAACATTAGTAACAAAATCACGTTCCACGCTGTCGCCTGCATTGCTTATAAAAACAACTCCTACCCTATGATTTTTAAGACTTAAATCATTAACGAAACCTGCATTAATTGCAGAATAAGAAGCACTCCAAGATAAATTTAAAACGATAAAATAAAAGTATGTAGTACCAATTAATACTGTTTGTTTTAAAGTAATGGTATATATGCCTGCAACTATTGTTGTTGTTCCAGCTTTGGCATTAACATAGACACTACTGCCAACAGATGAGAATGTTTCCAAATCTACAGCTACCGCTAAGTAGCCACCTGTATAGTTAGCATTTCCAACTATCTGAGTGTCTTCTCTTTGTAAATCAAAATAAACAGCGTTCCCGATGTGGCTGTACTTACTTATAAATCCATCTGCAAGCGTTGTACGTGGTTGTTTTGTTACTGTTATCATTTTTTTATAAATTGTAAATCTTTAAAAACTTCGCTACTTATTATTTCCGCTACTGAAACGCCTAAATCATCTTCTAATTTACTTATCCTTGCTTCGTCAAAAGCCTTGCTTAATGGGCGTTCAAATCCGGAATATGTTTTACCGGTTCTATATAAATAACTTCCTCTTGTTTGGTGTGTCTTTGCAATAGCCCAAGCGAAAGAAACATTTTCCTTTTCTATTGCCGAAGCCAAGCCCTTTTCCTTTATCCATTGTTTAATTACTTCTATTGGTGTCATTCCGCCTGCTTTCCTACCATATTCCAACGCCCCAACGTGTTCAGCACCCTCAACTTGCAAAAGCAAGTCATCACTAACAACACTTCCAAATGCTTCAAAAGTACGCCCCGAAGCCTTTTGCCCTGCCTGTATATGAAAGTCCCTAAGCTGTTGAACGCTGTCGCTTCCAAATGCTTCAAGAAGTAATTTAGCTGTTTTTTTTAGTGCTATTAACATACATCGGTTAATAATAAGGTTGCGTTAAGCGAACATAAAAAACCACTCGCTGGGGTTTCAAATAATTTTAAATCATGAAATGCTGAACATTCCACATTTTGAATATCTGTTATAAGTTTGGAAGACGTAGTGGTATTCATATACGAAAATAGTCTTAATATAAATTTTATGTTTAGCTCTTTAATATCATTTTCTAAATTGATATTAAAAACCTCATCAGCACTATTTTGTATCGTTTCGTAAGCCGCTACCCATCTAACAGTATGTAGCTCCTCTTTATTGTTCACATTGAAATTATATTTTTGCGGGTCAAAAAAGAATACTAATGTACCTGTTGAAACACCATTAAAAGCATGAAGCCACTTATCCCCATAAGAAGCAGTAACCGGAAGTCCATCTCTTTGCATCTGCAAAATTACCTCTTTAATTATGTTTATCATTTTTTAGTCTTTTATTAATGAATTTTGATAATAAGTTTCGTTCGCTCTTTCTTTTGTTGCACGTCTGAAAAGCAATATGACCTCGCCCAAACCAAATTTACTTATTTCTCTGTGTTTTGTTAAGTCCCCTTTAGCTATTGCGGAAATGATGTTATCAAAGCCAAATTCTGCCATGTCATATAAAACTAAGCTTTTTTTTGGTTTGACAGCAAAGTCATTAATCTCTTCAAACATCTTTAAAACCTTTTCGCATTCGCTCTTAAAAAAGTCGTAAAGCCCTAAAATTTTATAAAGTGGCTTTTGTTTAATAGTTGTTGTGTCTATTCCTGTTAGTTCAGATAAAAATTCAGACATGGTCTGATATTGCATATATTTTAATGCGGAACAAAAATCATCAAAAACAACATCAAAGATATTTGTATTAACTTGCTTATTGCCTATTTTCTTATAAAACTCAACATTGTAAACTGGAGGCTCTGATACAAGTTTTACCCAGTATTCAAATTCGTATACCAATGTTTTAGCTGTTATTTTCATTTATAATTTTTTCACAAATATAATTAATTTTTAAATATAAAATATTTTTTTAAATATGAATAGATACAGTTGAATAAGTTGGTTTACTGTAATTGTCTTCAAGTGCATATCTTACAGCATCAATAGCATGGTCTTCACCGTTGTATTTTCCGGTTATAAAGTTTCCCATCTTGTCCTTTGCATTTGTAAGCCCCCTAAACTCTGAAATAGTATTAATACTTGTTTTTGTTATATGTATTTTTTTGCCCTGCAATATTCCAATTCCTGTTTGTATGCTGTCTTTTCCTTTTAATGCTTTGTGAATATTATATTTTAATTGTGTGTAAATATAATTAATCATTCTTGGATCTTCGCTATCTGCTTTTATTTTTTTTGACTTGTCAATTTTTGACAACTCATTAGCGAAATCTCTTTCATTCATTTCGCCTCTGTAAAATATTTCATTAATATATACATTGTCTTCATATATACCAACTTCAACTAATACTGATGGGGCAGCCCAACCAAAATCTAAACCACAAATAGTATTTAGCTTTTCAGGCATTTTATCAATTAAAATAATATTTTCAGGCTTAAATACCAAATCGTCTGAATTGCCATACTCACAATCGATATGAATACGCTTAAAGTTACTATCCAAAGAGGCTCTTTTTTCTATTCTTATTTTCTCATGTTCGGGACATTCGACATTGTCAAGGTAATTAGATTTTATTATTATGTTTTTATCGTAAAATGTAAGCCATTGCTCAAGCCAAAATTTAGCTGTTGGGTTAAAATCTGCAATGATATATTTTGATCGCCTTGCCAACTCTTCAAATATTTCTTTTTTCAAACAATCTAATTCATTTGCGAATAACATATAACGCCTCGCCCCGAGTGCCTTGTCTATCCTGTCGGCTGAGAATAGTTCTATAATAGTACCATTCGGAAATATAAATGTGTTGTCAGTTTGATTTGTTTTGATGTAATTGGATAATTCGTATTTCGCAATAAACTGTTTAAAATATCGAAGCACACCAATTTTTAAATGAGGATAACTTTCAGAAACAACTGTTATGACTTCATTTTTTAAGTGAAAACCTAAATAGAAAAATAAAAATAAACAAATTTCAAAAGTTTTACCACTTCCGGTTCCGCCCTGATGTATTATCACATCTTTTCCCGAGTTGTAAGCGTTGTTTGTTTCTCTTAATACTTTCCCGTGTTTAAGGTTTATTTCCATCGGTAAACGTTATGTTTATAGGGTTGCCTTGTGTGGTGATGTCGGTTTGTGTTTTATCAGTTAGTCCATATTCCGCCGATAATAAAAATTTAGCAATAGAAGCATTTAATTTATCAAATGCACTAAATTTTTTAAGTTTTGTTTCTTCAATTTTTCTGCATTTTTTTAATATATCTAAAAACGAGGAGTGTTTTTTGCCTAAATAAGCAGGTAAATCAACATATATTTCCCCTGCATATTTTCCATTATGGTTTTTTAAATAAATAAAATCGTCAAAAAAAATATTTTCATCTTCACTTTGCATCCAGTTTAGTAAATCATTGCCGAATTTCAAAGCTTCTTTTTCAGTCCATTTTAAAGCAGCTTGATTATTTTTTTCAAATTGCTTTCCGTCTTCAGGTCTTATATTTTTATTTCCTCCTGGCATAATTAAAAGTTTTTAAATATTTCATGTTTTTTTCTTAATTTTTCACCAAAATAAAAATTATTTGAAAGTTCAAAATCAAAATCAAACATTTTATCTGAATGAAAAATATTATATTGCTCAACTTGTGCATTCATAGAAAAATTTCCCGAACCATCAATAACAAATTTATCATTACCGCATTTTATCAAATGAATTTTTGAGTGTACCCAATAAAAACAAAGATTTACATTTTTCATTTCAATAAATAAATCTTTAAGCAATTTATAAATTTTAGGTAAACGAAAAACAGCAGTTTCTGTCATAATTATTTGAAGCTGTTTTATTTTTTTTTGTTTCAACAATTCTAAAATTGTAAAAATCGTCTTTTCATCAATTGTATAAGTTTGTATTTGTAAAAAATCAATACTTCCATATTTTTCTATAAACTGTAAAAAAATTGAAAAAGCGTTTAACTGGCTTTGAGTTCTTATACTTAAAACTGAATTTTTTTTAGGAATTTCAATACTGCCTTTAGATTTTAA